ATAGTTATCAGTCATAGAACATAGATACTCTTTGTCTTGCCCTGCCGTTACTGTTAAATTTGCTTCTAATTTTGCCATTTCTTCTCCTATGCTATATGATACTTGACTTGTACCTGAATATTAATATAATCTGTGTTTGTTACATTTTCTACTGCTAAAGCAATTACTTTACCACTTGTTACACTTGAACTTTGTATTGTTAAATCTATTGCTTTAATTACATTTCTATCAACTGCTGTTGCTTGTCCATCTGCTAATACTGTACCATTAGATAAATTACCATCATTTGTAGTTCCATCTGCTACCATATCATAACTCATTAAGTGTGTATTTACTACAACATCTGTATCTTGATGTGATGATATAAATGCTTTACAAGCATCTATTGTTACATTAAAAGGTACAGGAAATAAATAATTTGCTAAATATTGTGTTGAAGTTCCTGCATCTTTACTTGTATCAGGATCTGTGCCTGTACCTATTGCTAATTCAACATTATGTGTTTGATATTCACCTGTTGGTAATCCTACAAAATAATGAGTTCCTGCCGAGCCTGGTATAATTCTAAAAGCATTAAACATTAATAACTGTGTAGTAGCACTTACTTGTGATGTTCCTACTTTGACTACACTATTAGATGAATCTACTGTTAATAGATTACTACCACTTGCATTTTCTACTTCAAATGTAGTAGTTGTATTATCGCTTTGTGGTTTTACTTTAAAATTATCATCGCCAACAGATATACAAGTAGATGTACCTTCTCCATCTTCTATTTGGGAGGCAGTACCTGAAACACCGTTTGTTTCGTCTGCTACTTTTAATAAACTTTTATATGTATTTGCTGGACTTTTACCTGCTAAACTTCCCATTTAATCTCCTTACCCTGCATCTGCTGCTCCTGTTGGGTTACTTAATGCGAACCAAGATGTACCATTACAATATAATGTATAACCACCATAGCCTACAACTCTGTCGTCTGAGCCTGATGTTAAAAATATATCTTGTGATCCACCACCTTCGTTATGTTCTAATTGTATAAAATTTGCTGTATCAGTTTTAACTACATATAATATTTGTCCTTGTACACCACCTGTAAATCCACCTATGGTTACGTTATTACTTGATGTATCTACTTCTAATACTGTAGTATCTGATACGTCTACATTGTCTGTAGGTCCTGCCGTAGTAAATGCAGTATGTTTATATGATACAGTACCTTCTACGTCAAGTTTAGTAGTAGGACTTGTAGTACCAATACCAACATTATTATCTACAGTAGCCAAATATGTATGCCCTGTAGTTCTAAATACATCAGCAGCACTATCACCAATAGATGCTCCTCCACTTACACTTGATATGTTACCTACTACTTTTAAATTTCCTACAACGTGTAATTTCTCAGCAGGACTTGCAGTACCTATACCTACGTTACCACTTGTATCTATTACAAGTTGGTCTGAGCCTCCCTTTTGTATTTTAAAATTGTTTGCACCTGTTCCTCCAAACTCTCTATCTAAAATAAAATTATGGTCGCCATTACCATCTATATCTTGTTCGGCTTTAATTGTGTTATCGAGGTCTACCACATTAATTTCTATGTGTTGTGTGTTTTCTCTACCTACTCTAAGTCTTGGGTTATTTCCATCTGTAGTATCTAAAATATCTACATTTTTAAAAGTTCCTGTACCATCAACCTCTAATTCTGTTGAAGGACTTGTAGTACCTATACCTAACTTTCCATCATCTAAAGCCATTTGGCTATTAGTATTATTAGCACCAAAATGTAATTTTTTAGAACTTCCTGCTAACATATATATAGCATTATTAGAAGTAATGTTGGCTGCGTGTCCTGTACCTTGTTCAAAATGTAATTCTACATCACCAGTATTAGTAATTGTAATTCCTGCATCTGTTCCATCTAATGTTAGTTCATTTGCAGTAATATCTCCTGCTACAGATAAATCTCCTGATAAAGATAAATCATCAAATGATAAATCTACTTCTACATCATTTTTAAAATTAAGTCCACCTGTAACTTCTAAGTCGCCTCTAACTTTAACTTTACCACTATCACTACCATCAGGTAAGGAGGTAGACATCTCTATTGGAGATGCCTCACCACCCACTTTTAAAGGTTGTAAATCATTAGACAAAGGATAGCCATCACCTAAAGTTATTTCATTAACTAAACTACCATCTTTTGTCTTTTTATAAGGCATTAATCTACTCGTAACCCCTTAATAAATCCTCTTACAGCTGAACCTACAAAGTTATCTAATAGATCTACAAACCAAGGCTCTATAGTCTTATTCCATATACCTTTTGTAAATTTCCACTTAGATAACCCCAAAGTCATAACTTTACCTGCTGAGTAGCATATTGACTCCACCCAACCACAAATCTCTTTATTTGGTACTTTTTTAAGGATATATAGTGCTATTCCACCACCAGTACCACCCATTAATAATCCTGAATTACTCATTAAAAAATCTAACATATTGTTTCTCCTATTTATATTTTATTATTATTGGTCTAATTTTATTCCACAACTTATCATCTTTTTTAGACTTAGTTGTTTTTACTATTAAATCACCAATCATTAAAAGTACAGAAACTCCACCTTTTTTGGCTATCCATCTAGCTAATATAACTTTAATCATTTCTTATTTCCGTCTATTAGCTCACCCCATAATGAAGTTCTGCCGTTTATTATTTGTATTATGTGAACTGTAAATAGTCCACCTTTAAAAAAATCTACTATCGCAAATCCGTGCGCCCAGTTAATCGGTCTACCACCAAGCCAAGAGTTTGCTTCATCATTCATATCTTTTAAACATCCGATACTCCAAGCAGACTTAGGACCGTCTTTATGGGTAACAGACATCTGCTGGAGGTCGTGCCAATGTCCATACATAATATTACAACCAAGTTTACGCAAATGGTTGGAAGTATGATATTGACCCCCATATAAGTGTCCGTGATATAGGTATAATTTACCCAATTTTAATTGTTTTCCAAAGGGAATATATTTATATCCTCGACCTGTTAAATCAACTGCATTAGCAAACTTGTATTGAGGTATATAAGGATATTTTTCTACAGCAAAGTTTAACCAGTTATCGTGGTTACCTTCTGTGATGTATCTTTCCTGACAATTAACTTTGTCAAGAACCTCATCAATCTGATCCATACCATCATTAACATCTTTTACGTCTTTTTCGAAATCTTCTATTATATATTCTAGTGGTGGAGCTTTTTTTCTTTTCCATCTCCAAGCACTAAATGAGTGCCATTCCCCGACATCACCTAAATCTACATACGCATCAGGCTTAACTATCTCTATAGTCTTTTTTAGGCAGTTAATGGCTGGTTGGTCGTGTAAAGGAAAATGTTTGTCAGGCGTTACTATTACTCTCTTAACTACGCCTTTGTCCATTTATTTTATCTCACTTTTTATTTGTTTAATACGATATAAAAAATAAGCAATAAGGACTACCATATAACCCATCTCTACAACTGGACCAAATAAATCAATACACTTTACAAAATATCCACTTAAACCAAGCGTACCAACCTTTAGACTGTCAATGTCCAAAATCAACCTCTTTTACCCTATTGCTTAATTCTTTTGCTCTATTAGGCGTTTGTTTTGCCCATAAGCTATCTAACATCTCAACTGATGCTTCTTCAAACTGTCTATCTTGTAAATACGAAACAGTTTTCTTGAACTTAGAAAAACCATTTACGCCTAACTGATAACACATTTCCATTACAACATCTTTGATCTCTTGTGGCATATAAATAAACCAACTAAACTTTAAATTAACTCTATCTTCTAAATTGTGTAATTTACGTTCAAGAATAATATCACAAATGTCTTTATCCAACTCTAAATCTTTAATTGCAAAGCCATATCCTATAGTATCTATACCTAAACTATCTTTATATACTATACCTACATAACCTTCGTGCTGTTTAATGCTGTCTATTAAGCTCATTTTCTTCTTTCTTGAAAATCTTGTCGTAGTTTTCTTTATACTGCTTATCAGTTATAGGAATTCTATAAGAATCGCCTTTACCATTTTGTAATTCAGACATTATCTTTCTATATGAAATATTAAATCTATATCATCTGCTGCATAAGTTGGTGTTGCTGAACCTGTTAATATACCTACAACATAAACACTTGTACTGTCATCTGCTGCTTGTAGTAAAAGTGGAGATGTTAATAATGTTGAACTACCACCTGCATCATTCATTCCAACTCTTAGTAGTTCAGAAGTATCAATTTGTGATGTGGCTGCTGAAATTTCACCTGCATCTAAACTTATAAAACCTGTAACATTTGCAGCCTCTAAATCACCATCTGCAATATTAGCAGTTGCATTTATTGTTCCATAAACTGCACTATTTTCACTAAAAACAAAATCTACATCAATACGAGTTGTATTCTGAGTAAGCATATACATAGAAACTAATTTAGAACAACCACCATTACCAATAACTGCATTAGGTATTTCTGTTGCTATAAATAAAACATCTCCTTGAGCATAAGCATTTGTATCAAGTGTAGGTGTAACTCTTATAATTTTATAATCACTTTTTCCAGTTCTCATTATACTTCCTCCACACTACACTTTTTAGATTTGTACATTTTGATTTCAGCTTCAGATAGCGAATCTCTATATATTACATTACCATTTTTTTTACTAATTTTGTATTTAACTTCTTTTTTTACTTCTTTTTTAATTTCTTTTTTATCTTCAGCCATTTTTATCTCCATTTAAGATTTAATTATGTTACCATTATCGTCAAAACTTACACCACCAAAAATACCAACATTATCAGCACCTTTGCCTTTTTTATTTCTTTCTACTCTATTAGTGACTTCTTGCATATAATCCATATATTTCATTTCTTTACCATTGTAATATGCTTTCTGTCCTTTGTCACTATCTTCAACAAGTTTTAACTTATTGGTAGGATCTAATTCACATCCAAATTCTTTATTATTTAAATTACCTATGTCTTTTTTATTTTTCATAATATGTAACAGGGGAGTTTTTACACCCCCCTGTATGTATATCAATTAAGATATTTCAGTATGTATTTCTACGCCGTGTAAATCAACTAGCTCACTAACTGCCCAATAGCCGTTAGCAACCATATTTGTTGAAGCACCTAGCTCATTTCTTTCAGTTTTTAACTCTATGAAGTTTCCTCCACCAAAGTCAATATAACCAGCTCCTAGAGCAGATTTTGAATAGATAGCACCTTTTTTTCTACCTGTAGCACCATCAATTACTTGAGGCGATGTATAGAAATCAATACCTGCTATATTAGTTACAAAACCAGCACCATAGAACTGCTCACCTACTGAAGAAGCACCACCGTGTGCAAAAGCACCAACACTTGAAGCTGTTGCTGTAAGTGCTAATTCATTTGATAAACCGAATGAACCATATACTTGTTGTGGGTGTAATACTGCACTGTATGGTCTTGGTGCATCATTAGTTTCTAATGAAGCTACTGCATCCATAATATCAATGAATCTTAAAGAATCATCAGTACCTTTAGTTGTAGCAAAGGCATCAAATAAAGCACAGATATTAGCATCAAATTCAGCTGCAACTGCATTACCAAGAACTTGTCCTGCATTTACCATTAAAGCATCATTGTTACCATAAGCTGCTAAGTCTGTGATTCTAGCATTGATATGATTTCTTAATACTTCAACATTAGTTGCAGTTGTTGTGATACTTGTTGCTGCTACTTCTGTATCTTCATCTCCAGTTGCTTCATTTGTTACATCAGTAACTCCTAGTTTTGCATACACAGGAAATTGAACTGTGTTTGAACCAGCTACAGCAGGTGCCATAGATATAGTTCTAGGCGTAACTGAAGCCTTGTTAAATTGTACGATTGCTGCTGCTATAGTTTTTCCTAATCCACCAGCTGCAATGCCTACGTCTGTATTAGCCATTTTAGTTCTCCAATCTTATTGTCTTTCAGCTGTCTAAAAAGACCTTCATTTTGACAATTTATTTTATAAAGTTTGTTGTAGATTCTTCAATAGCTTTAGAAGCACCTTTTGGGTCTTTTATTGCAAATTCTTGCCAAGAACTATAACCACCAAATTCTTGATTTTTAGTACCAACAAGATTTCTTGCAGAAAGCTCAGAAGGTTTAGATTTAAGTTCGGAAACCATAAATTCTAATACATCCAAATCTTTGTTTTTAAAAGTTTCACGCCTATCTTCAGGTAATCTTTCTAACAATTTAGTTCTTCTTTGTTCAACTAAACCTTCATACTTTTCTTTATAAGGATTAAGATCATTAACTTGAGCTTCATATTTTTCAGCTAAAGTTTTAAATTCCTCATTTTCTTTAAGTTTTTGATTTTGTTGAGTTTCTAACTTTTTTTGTAGATTGTTTAACTTATTTTCAGCATCTTGAGCTCTTTTTCTATACTTCTTGCTTTCTGCTATGTACTCATTCTGAGCTAAATCCTGAGTTACATTCTCCGTACCTTTTTCCACTTCTGTTTCGTTTGATACTACATTTTCTTCGGACATACTGCCCTCCTATATGTTGTGTATTTGTAATTGCAAAATACTATATCTTGCATTTCTCCTACTTCGTAAGTTAAATTAGAAAGGTAGATATATGCAAGTTTTAAATGATTACAAACAAAAATGGTTTGACTTTTTAGGGTACGAACCACACGAGGGTCAGAGAAAGTTGCACTTTCCTACTAAAGAATCTGCAAGGTTTTTTGTTATGGTTTGTGGGAGGCGATTTGGAAAGACGACTGCAAGTGCTATGGAAGCAACCTTTTATGCTTCCCAGCCTAATCAGCGTATATGGCTTGTAGGTCTTTCGTATGATAAAGCCGACTTGATGTTCAGAGAAGTATGGGAAAAAATGGTAAAAGGACATCAAAACGATATTATTAAGGCTTCCGAAAAAGAAAGATATATCAAATTCAAGTGGGGTACAACTGTAGAAGCTAAATCAGCAGACAATCCTGATTCACTTGTAGGTGAGGGATTAGATTTACTGATAGTAGACGAAGCAGCAAAAGTAAGACCTAGAATTTGGGATATGTATTTATCTCCCACTTTATCTGATAGAAAAGGGAAAGCTGTATTTATTTCAACACCAGAAGGGTTTAATTGGTTATATGATTTATTCTTACTTGGAAAAAGTGATGAGCTTTGGGAGTCACATCAAGCTCCATCTTGGGATAATGATTTTGCTTTTCCTGAAGGTCAAGACGACAGGTTTCTTATTGAAAGAAAGCGTAATATGGCTAAAGAGCTATATGATCAAGAGTATGGTGCGCAGTTTACAAGTTTTGAAGGCAGGGTTTATCCTTTTGATAGGAATCTTGATGTTGGTTACTATCCTTATAACCCACATCTTCCTACTTTTTGTAGTATTGATTTTGGGTACAGGATGCCTTCTGTGGGATGGTATCAAACCTACAGAGTAAATGGTGAATGGCATATAAATATGATAGATGAAATAATACACGAAACAAACATTAAAACAGATGAATTAGCACAAAGAATTAAAAATAAACCTTATATAGTATCAAGATATTATGGTGACCCAGCAGGGTTACAAGCACAAGGACAGTCAGGCGTAGGAGATATAGAAATTTTTAGAAAAATGGGTATCATAGTAAACACAATAACAGATAAAGCATCAAGAAGCATAACAGCAGGTGTTAATCACGTTAGGAGTTTTATAGAAAACGCAAATGCAGAAAGATACTTACATTTAAACAATAACTGTATAGGTATGGCAGAAGATTTAGAAAGTTACAGATACCCAGAAGCTCAAGATAGTAAGCCGTTAAAACAAGACCCATTAAAAGATGGATACCACGACCACGGATGTGACCAATTAAGATATTTTTTTATTAACCATTTTCCAATTAAAAACAGACAGATAAAAGTGAGGAACAGATGATATATGATTATTCAAAACAAGCTGTAAAAGAAAGCTTGAACGCACTAAAAATAGAAAACCACAAGATGAGAGAAGGTTATGTACATAAATTATTAGATTATTACAATGGTAACAATACAAAGTATTATATAGAAGGTAGATTTGATTTAGATGCTTTTAGAGAAGTTCCACCTTACGAGGCGAATATAACTAAAAAGTTTATAAATAAAATGTCAAGAGTATATACAGTAGGTGCTGATAGAAATGTTAATAAAAAATATGATAAAATATCTGTTCTAAAAGATTCTAAAATGAAACACATAGAAAGAATGACACGTTTAATTGGAACTATAGCTTGTAGGATTATGTATGTAGATGATGATATGCCTCACTTTGACTATCAGCCTATTTATTATTTTCATCCTTTCTTTGGTTCAGATCCATTTAAACCTGTAGCTATTTCATATCCACTAATGAATTACACAGATGAAGTATCTAATTCAGAAATTTGTCAATACATACATTGGAATGACGAAGTATATATTATATTTGACGAAAATGGTAGAGTAATAGAAGAAAAACCACACGGATATGGTACATTACCATTTGTATTTACACATAGAGAACATCAAAGTGATGCTTTTTATGTAGAAGGTGCAAATGACATAATGAGTGCTAATGAACACATAAACATTACAATGACAGAGATGCAACTTGGTTTAAGGTTTCAAATGTTTGGACAACCTGTAGTATCAGGTGCAGATTTAGGAAATAACCAAAGATTTGGTTCAGATGTTATTTTAGAACTACCTTCTGATGCTAACTACAATATTTTATCTCCAGCAGGTGATATTAACAAGGTTATAGAGAATGTTAAGTTTCAAATGGAGCTTGTAGCACAAAATAACCACTTATCTGTACAGTTTGCACAAGATGGTGGCGAAACTCCTAGTGGTATAGCCTTAAAAATTAAAGATTTAGAAAGTTTTGAAGATTATCAAGACGATTTAGCACTATGGACACAATATGAACACGAAATGTATCAAGTTGAACGTAAAATAGCACAAACATTAGGTATTGGTATGCCTGAAGGTTTAAAACTAGACTTTAATGAGCCTGAGTACCCAATGACAATTCAAGATCAGATAGCACTAGACAATCATAGACTATCACTAGGATTAATGAGCAAAGCCGAACTAATGGTTGAATACAATAAAGACTTAACTATAGAAGAAGCAAAAGCTAAACTAATAGCAAACAAAGAAACGCAAGAACCAATAGTAGAACCTCAAGATGATAACAGTCAAGTATAATATAGATTTTAAGAAAGCTCTTAAAGAG